GATTCTGTAGCGCAGAAGGTCCAGCAGCCATCTCTCCTGTGTACTGAGGGGTTGGAGCATTAAGAAGAGCATTGGACTTATCTAAAAGATTTGTAGCATAAGGCTGGGCATATGTACTAACCCCTGTTTGTGCAGATTCTTTTGGTACAACATTCATTTCTGTGGGGTTAAATAGTCCCATGTTAGCTCCTTACCTTTGGCATAAATTTGGCGGCATGAATCTGTTTGCCTTGTTTAGGGTTTCCTGTTCTTGCCTTACGGACTCGCTCCATCATGGCATACAGCACTTTTGCTCCAGCTTCAGATGAACCATTACCTAAATGGCTCACTACATCAGCAGGTATTACAAACTCTTCATTAGCTAACCTAGCAGGTTGTGAACCAGCTATAGAGGCAGGGATGTCATCAGACATGCCATCTCCGGGTCCTTTAAGCATCCTTCCACCGTCTGAATAGCTTCCTAGGGATGATATACCACCATGTGCCATACCGCCATATGCAAACATCTGCACAGAGTTAGTGGGGTCAGTATTATATTGATTACCAATAGTGGGTTGGATACTCATTAATCCACCACCAGCAGCCTTCATAGGAGAAGCAATGCCATCTGTATCACTTGTATTACCAAGCAATGAATCAGCCAATATACTTAGCGGAGACGATGTATCTTGTCCAGCAATATTCCCTTGAGCATCTATATAAGACATAGTACCATCAGGTGACATAATCTTTTGCGAGCCATCAGGACTTGTTATAGTGGTGGAACCGTCTTGATTATTAACGGCTTGTGGTTCAGGGGTAGTTTCATTTACCATTTGCATTCCAGTTTCTGGTACAGGCGCATCTGTGGAAGCGATAACCTGACCATCTTGTGTTAACCATGTGTTGTCAATGCCTTTGGTTAGACCAAACGCAGCTGCATCACCTATCTTATTACCTTGTTCATCTAATGCCTGTCCTTCGCTGTCTATGCTTCTTACTAGCTGTGCCGCCTCTTTGGTTTGTGCAGGACTCAGATTTGGTATATCTGTCTTGGTATCAAGACTAGCTGACATCGTAGAGGCTGTATCTCCTTGAGTAGGTTGAACATTTTGTATGTGTGTTGGTAAAGAAGCAGCTGTGCTCGCCAATGTTACAGCTGGCATCAACGCTGCATACTCACCAGCTCCTGCCTTAAGTGCTCCATTAGCTAATGTATTAGCTGCAACATCGCCAACATTCTGACCACGCAAAGCAGCAGTGGTAGCGGCACCAACAGTAGAACCAATAGTCCTGTCAAAGGCATTAGTCTTTGAGCCTTCACCACCAGTATCAGCATTATCTGCTACTAAAGAGCCTATGCCAGACCCTACACCTTTGCTAACTCCCTTTGCTAGGGCAGTGCCTATATCCTTACCACGCAATACACCAGCACCTGTTGCAACGGCTGTTGAGCCTACGCTGGACTTAATTGCGGCATTAAGCTCTGGGGAGAAACCATCAACGCTGAACTTATCCCCCATAGCACTGCCAATGTGAGCAGCTGCATAGGATATAGCAGCACTCTTAGCTGCATCTTCAATGCTCCCACCCTTAACTATAACTTCAGTTGCACTAATAGCTGGCAATAGGTAAAATTGCCCAGTAGCAATGGCACCTATCTTGGCTATAGTTCCTATAGGGTTTTTGATAGCAGCATCAACTTGACTTATTACATTATCTGCAACAAACCCTACTGCTTTATCAACTACCTTAACGACTGCACTCATTTAAGCTGCCCTGCTCTCTTTGGACCAATGTCACAAGTGATTCGATAGCCTGTTGATAGATTCTTAACTGTGTATGAAACAGTTGGTTTGCCATCCTTGTCGGGGTTAACTCTTTGGCGATTCTTATTTGACACTATGGCATCAAATAAACTGAAGATAGTTTTATCACTAAAATCAACAACTAAGGTATCATACCCAGCTGCATACATAGCCTTTGCATAGACTATGCTGTTCTCTACATAGTTCTGTGCGGTATCTGCGTTCAATGCACGGGCATAAGCCACTCTATCTTTGCATTTATGTGATATGTACAATGTATTGCCTTCTTGCATTAGCACAACACCCGGCTCTCTTACCTCAACCATAACGGCAGCTAGGACTTGGTCTGGTGTGTACTCAGATTTAGTCTGTGTAGTAGCCTCCAAGATAATCTCTTGTGGCTGTAATTCCTTCTGTTTACTATCTACTAGCATAATCGACCTTTATGTTTAAACAGTTAATGCTGATACAAACGACATTGTAGCAACAACTGACTGAGTTGAAGGCTTAGTGGGTGAGCCAGAAGCAACATAAGCTGGAATAGTTACATCAATGTCGGTTGTAGACCACCATATCTCAACATAATCACCAGCGTTCATAGACAGGAAATAGTTCCAGCCTTTAATATCATGCGATGGGTCACCAACACTTTTTCTTGCTGGCATTCCTATAACACCAGTGGAGCCTACAATGTCTACTCCGTTCTGACGTAGCCAAATATATACATCTTGTGAGGCATTATCTAAGTTCTGAACCTGTACACTAAACTGTAAGTTATATATACCAGCCTTTACTACTGTCATTTGTGAAGAAACAATAGATACATTGTTAGAGAAGTCAGTGGTATTAAAGGTTAATAGGGTGGTAGTGTTTACAGTTGTAGACTGAGAAACATCAGAAGAGAATGCCCCATACGGGAAGTTTAATGCAGAACCACCTCCATCAGTCTCTAAGTCTAGTATGGCTGAGTTTAGCTCTACCACTGCATTGTTTAAGAGGTTGAAATACAGCCTCAATACATTGTTTAATTGATTAAGATACAACGCACTAAACTCTGGCTTAGTGATTGGTAAGGCTGGTACAGCTGGTATAAAGATACTCAAGTGTTACCTCTACGACCATCAGGGCGAATATCAATACGAGGAGCACCTATCTGCCATTGCAGACCTAGCTGGTTACCTTCAATCTTAAATGACATCTGCCTACCGCGTATCCTGACATATATGGTGCCTGTGTATTGCTCTATTGGGACAGTAGATGAACGGGTAACTTCTGCATAGTATTCACCGCCTTGTGACTTAGGGTTATTGTATCCAGAGCCAGAATTCTGTAATGGATACATACTCATAGTAACAACAGGATTGGCACATACAGAGCCATCAAAGCGCAAGTCTGGTAGGATTCTCCATATAAACCCAAAGTTATGCCCATCATCTATGTCGAACTCAGATGATTGAATATAGGAATCTATAGGAGTTGATGGAACTAACACACCATCATCTGTACCCTGTTCATGGAATACAATGTTATTAGAATAGGTAGCAGCCATAGGATAGTTACGCAAGCCTGAATCTAGCCATGCTGTCCTACCCATAGTACCGTAATACCATATATTCTCTAGGTAGTTATATATGACATATTGGTCCACTACGGTGGAACCACCTGAACAATAGAACCACCATACCTCATTGAACCCTTCATTGGTACCACCAACCACCTGATAGTTTTGCTCAAGATTAATATCACTAAATACATACTGGCGCAAATCACAGTTTAATGTGGAAACGCTACCATCATATTTATAGAACTTATCCCTACCCATCCAATACACAACACCAGAAGCTACAGCGGGTGCATTAGGACCCATGATTGATATGTTATCAGCTAACAAGGTTACACCCCAAACAGCAGGTGCTCCTAGGTATTGCAATGAATACATAGTAGAGTCAGTCCATACCAGTATTTCTTGGCGAACCTGCAAGACTGATATAATCAGGGAACCATGAGATAGTCTTATACTACCAGCCTGATTAGTTGCATCAGGAGTCCACTGTGTTATTGATTCTTGGTCAGACCATCTGATAAGCATAGGGTCTTGAGTAACAGAGCCATAGTCATTACAGCCAAATGCAAATACAAACCTAGATGAATCAGATACTTGGATAAAATTCTGTACAATAGGTACATCTGAGGCACCATATATAGAAGATATGTTTATACCAGCTGTGCCAACACCATCCGCTGCTATCCAGTAATACATACTCCCGCCAATTGGTCCAAAGATAAGGTCCTCTCCAAAGTTAGATTGAGTCCACAGTCCTAGGTTAATGTTGCTTGTTGTGCCAGTACCAATACCTTCTCCCCAAGGTCCACTACCCCAAGGACCTGCGCTCCATCCACTTAATGGTATCTGTATCTCAGGGTTGGCATTAATTTGGTATTGAACAGTAACAGCTCCACCACCAGAGCCAGTAGCATTAGCTACAGTAGCTGCAACAATGGTATAGGAGTTATCATTGACCTTGGTGATTTCATACTCTCCTGTTATTGTTACATTGTTTAATGTGCTAGTAGAGGTAAAGTTTGCAAAGTCACCAGTTAAACATCCATGAGCTGTGTCTGTAACAGTTACAACAGCAGAAGCATTTACGGTGGCAAATGGATTGGTTAGTCTTACTGTATATATATAGGCTTCAGCTAATACAGCACCACCACCAGAACTACTAGATGTGGCTGTGGTTCCAACACCAATACTAAATGAATTTGCATCAATTCTTGTAACGGTGAATTGCTTGTTAAAATCTGTAGCAGGTATACCGTTTAGGGCAGGAGCACCAGTGAAGGAGACCCTATCGCCTGTAGACAGGTTAATACCAGACCAAGTAACGGTTACTGTTGCTGAACCATTTACTGTGGTAAAAGGATTGGTAAGGGTTGCTGTTGATGTAGAATATCTAATTGGAGTTATGTCATTGTATACATTACCATTCTCAATGTAATACTTAACATTAGTTCCAACAGCCAATACATTCAGAGCACCTAGCGTAACCCAGTTCCATAATGCCCTACATACCCCTAGGAAGGTGGTTGGAGATATTTGATACCATCCACCTATCTTCTCAGGTGTACCTTGTCTAAACCGAATCTTATCGCATTCATACCAGCCACCCTCGGTGGTATAGCGAGTATTCTCTCTATTCACTCCAGACTTAAATATTATCTTCTTTAATGGCATTATACTATCTGAGCACCCTGCTTTAATTGAGCCAATGTATTACCGTTGGTAAACTGGAAATGAGCCATCTCTTTGAATGTATGCCAATTCCCAGCCCATTCTAACCCAGCCTGTTCACCTAGCTTGCCAATCTTATGCCATAGTTCCCCATCATCACCTTGTGTACCCCATACAGGCTTACCGTTCCTAAGAGGCACCACATCTACCGCGCATCTATAGTTATGGAATGAATCACCTGCGTTAGCGTTGGTGATAATTCTGCCCATAGCTGTTCTACCTTGAGCATATAACGCAGCTTGGCTTTCGTTATCCCTGTATGTTGAGGTGACTAACAAGTCTATGCCCTCGTCATCACAGAGAGCAATAAACTCTTCCACCTTGTGTCTTACCACTGGTACTAGCTCGTTTAAACTACGAGAGTTAATCATTTAATAGGTGTAGAGTTATAAAGGAATTTATCTTTATTCTGGCTACCTGAGCTAGAACCAAAGAAGAAGGCAATAATTTGTATCCATGCTGTTCCAAGGCTACCCAGCATTACCAAGATAGTTGGGTTTGGATTCATGGTTGGGTTAATCAATAGATATGAAAGTATCCCAAAGAATCCAGCAGTGACAAGCACTGATAACAAAGGAGGCACAAAAGACTGTGTACCAACCTGCATGTCCCTAGCTGATTTTCTATCCTCTACAGCCAGCTGCTCGAAGTTTAAACCAAGAGCTTGAGTCTGTTCACGAAACCTAATCTCTTCAAGCTGCAATAATGCTATCTGGTCAGCTGATAACTTATTGTTATCAATCATAGACTTAACTTCTGTAGGCTGAACACCAAACAGTTTAGACACAGCTGTAACGGCTAATCCTGCTAGAGGACCTCCTAGGCATGAGGCTATTGTTGGAGCTATTTGCTTTAACCAATCCATTAGAATGTAACACTCCCTGTTCCTGACAACCATTTGTAAATTCTATACCCACCAGTTACTGTAATAGTGGGAGAGCCTGTTGTTGATAGTGCTGCAACAAATGTATCTGGGTAGCGCATAATAACAATACCTGAGCCTCCAGAAGTATTTTGTGGGTTTCCTGAACCACTACCATTACCACCATCTCCTGTATTAGCAGCACCAGATGCCCCAGCACCCTGATACGCTTCGTTACCAGCACCACCTCGCGCGTATGTTACAGATGCACCGCTTATTGAACTAGATAGTCCTGCAGCATTTACATAGTACGCAGTACCACCAGCAGCTCCTGCGCCTCCACCGCCTCCACTGTTACAAGCAGTGCTGCCATAAGCTCCATAATTACCCTGCGAGCCGTTATTACCTTGTCCAGCAGTTCCTGCACCGGGAGATGTATTTGACCCAGAAGAACCGCCACCAGAGCCTCCAGAATATCCGGGACTTCCTCCAGCTCTACCACCACCTAATGATGTAATAGAACCAAATACTGAATCATTGCCCTGCCCACCAGCCGAGCTTGCTGCACCAACTGTGACAGATATTGGGGTGGCTGCTGTTACTGCATAACCAGTCGAAGTACGATACCCACCAGCACCACCACCACCACCAGCAACTTCTGAGCCAATACCAGCTCCACCGCCACCACCTGCAACCACAAGGTATTCGACAGTGAGAGGTATGTTAGCCCCGCCAGTTAGAAAGAAGTTCCTAGCTCCAAACATTACGGTGTGTATCCTTGAGAGGTTGAGCCGTACCAGTTAGTGCCGTCTGCAATGAATGATAATATGTCCATCTTTCCTGCGGTAGCTGTTATTGTTGGAGCACCAGCATTACCCCACTTAACCCCTGAGAAGGTAGCTGTAGTTGGAGTAGCGGCTTGTTTAAGCAACATAACAAACGACTTTCCCGCAGTGGCGGTAGGCATAGTAAAGGTACATGGTGTTGATGATGTCAGTGTAGCTGTCTGAACAGTGCCTGAAGTTAGAGATATAGTGGAAGAGCTAGTAACTGTACCTATAGCAACTACACTCTCAATATAGCTTGTGACTGTAGGGTTAGTCAGGGTTGGAGCTGTACCTAAGACAACAGCACCACTACCTGTAGACGAAGTAACTCCAGTTCCTCCATTGGCAACAGGCAGGGTTCCTGACACATTAGTTGCCAAAGCACAGTATGTAGTAGATGTAGAACCTGTACCACCGTTGGCAATGTTAAGAGTACCAGCCAAGGTAATAGCCCCTGTAGTGGTAGTGCTAGGTGTTAAACCTGTGGTTCCTGCGCTAAACGAAGATACAGTGGATGTAGCAGACCATGTTGGAACCCCTCCAGCAACCGTTAGAACGGTCCCTGTAGCCCCTATACCTAGCTTAGATAGGGTAGTACCAGATGAGTAATAAAGAGTGTCTCCTGCGGTGTATGATGATAGTCCTGTACC